CACTAATGTTGCCGTAATCGGTTGTGGCCAAATTATTTGTCGCCGCCGGATTCGAAGCCACCACGACTAAATTCGTACTCCCTATCTGATCGCGCTCGGCCGTTCCCATGCCCGCAAAAGAAATGATTGCGGCAGTGATGGTTTTTGTGCTACCGATTGCGGATGTGTCAAAAAGAAAAAATCCACGATAGCATCCCCAAATATTAGAGGCGTCTTTATAGGCTCCAAATAAAACGTCGGTCGTGTAGTTGACGTCGGCTTGTTTTGAGCCTCCGGTTCCAGCGACTGCATTTGCCCAAGTAGTCGATGTGTCCTGTCTAATTAATCCGTCCACTGGGTTGTCCGTTCCTATGCTTCCGGGGTATTGGGTCAGAGTACTAAATCCAAAACTTAATTTTACGAGCGCCTCTACTCGGTCGAGCATGACCCAGTCAAAGGCGTGGAGTAAATACCAGAAAGGCTTAAACGCAAAAAATAACCGTTTAGAAAACTTATCGTGCGTTCTAAAATCGGTCGAGAAGTATGTTCGGTCATCCTCCTCGCGCTCCTTAAAAGTGAACGAGTTCGGAGTTATCTCTGTTATTTTTTTTCCTTTCGGGACGTCCTTGCTAATTCTTAAAATGTGTCGGCCGACTATCGTGTTTGAAAACCACACCAATTTTTTTTGGTGCTTTTTAAACCACTTGATTCCAAAGACGATATCTTTTTGCATTTTGTTTTTATTCTATTTTTAAGAATACGTCGTTCGACTGAATAATTGCGTCGTCCGGCATAATAAAATTTAAAAAATGTTGACTACCTTTGCACCACCCAAAAACATAAATGGTGGAGTGTTTGACCTCGCCGCCGAAATTAAAAACGTATCGTTTATAGCGGTGGACCGGTTTGGTTTCAGGAGTCATGTGGACTATAACTTTGCGCGTCGGGTCGTCCATTTTGTAAAGCGCAAAAAACGCTAATTCTTTATCAGCGATTTCCCCCATTTGATGGAATGTCCCGTCGTCCGCGAATTGTTTTATTTCGGTCCCGTCTAATAATCCGGCGACCCATCCCCAGCGCTCGACGGCTACTTCTTCCGGTACTCCGTCCCTTATAAAAGTGTAGGTTTTTGTGTTGTTCATAGTGTTGTAATTTAAAAAATAAAGTCCCGGTTATGCCGGGGCTTTATTAAGGCCCGGCGATCGCATTGAGTTGCGGTCTTATCCGGTAGTCGCATTGAGTTGCGACTAATTTTTAAGTTGTATTTATGCTTTCCGTTCCTCGCCTCGTTTCAATGCGGCTTCCGCAATTGTATCGTGAGCTGGCTGGGTTGTCCCTTTTAAAAATTCGGGAGTTCCCGGCTTGGCTCCGTTTGCTTTTTCGCATTCGTGATTGAGGTATTCGGCTTCGGTTGCAAATTCTTTCCCGCAAGGGGAGCAGATATGACTCATACGTGTTGAATTAAGCGGTTTCATCGTATTGGTAATGCATCGTTGTCGAGGCACCCGCTACGTCGCCCGCGTCGGTTTGAATTTGATGTAGCAAATAATCAGAATAACCAGCCGCTATTAAGCTACCGGCTAATGCCCCACCGATTCCGAGGTTGGCTGATGCCGGTTCACTGGTTGGCATCGCTTGGGCGGCGTCCGAGGACGTCGTAGCGATTGGTTGATGGTATGCTTCGGCACCGACGTAACCGGCGATGCGAGCATTGGTTTTGTGGGTCGCGCTTCCGCCCAAGGCAGTCGTCCGCCACACTTTTAAGTTGTCAATTTTACTTGACCCACCCATATTTGTGACGTGGATTTTTTGGAATTTTTCGTAGGAGTTATTGCCCGGTGTGATCGGGTAAGTCGCGGCTACTAATTCCTTGGCGTCGGTACTTCCCATGTTCGAATTGGCAATGTTATGACTGACGGTTTCGCCAGCGCCATTGCTTTCATCGATTTCTACGGTTGCGGCCATATGTTTATTAGTTAGTTTGTTATATCAAGGGGCGGGCGGTTAAACCCGCCCCTGATTCAAGGTTTAAGAGCTTGCGCCAGTTTTCAAAACGGCGATTGCGTCCGGCAGAGCCAAAACGTAACCGACACGTTCCTCTAAACGTAGAGCAATCATATCTTGTTCGGCTAAATTTAAAACTGTCACGCCATCGCCGTCGGTGATGGTCGCTTGGTCTAAAACTTTGGCGCGGATTTGTTGTTTGTCGCCAAGGATACAGGCCATTTTAAAGTTGCCAAAAGCAATGATGCCTTTGTTGTGAGTTAAACCAGCGGTCTTATCCGGGAATGCTTCGCATAAAGTGTACGGGTAATCCCAAATAGTACCGGGCATGCCGTCTGTCGGTCGAGAGAAAATGTATTGACCGGTGACTGGGTCTTTTAATTTGCGGATAATGGATAACGCATGGCGGTGTAGCAAAAATTCTGCACCCACTAATGCGCCGGCCGGGACTTCGTCGATTAAATCTAATAAGTCATCGGCAGTTAGGTCGGTGATGTCATCGCCTGCACCCATGTCCACGTGGTTAACGGTTCCGTTATTTAAGATACCAGTCCAAGGGGCGCCGGTACCTGCAAAGAATTGAATATCCTCTTCTTTGGTTACGGCTTCGGCAAATAATTGAGCCACTAATTGAGTCAAATTAACTGCGCTGTCCTCTAAAATTTCCTCTGTGAAAGGAATAATCGCGGCTAATTTTTTCAAGGTTTGAGTGACTAAATCAAATGTCGGGTTGGTTCCGGTTTTCTTAACGCCCTCGCCTGTCCAGTTAACAGAAATGCTCGACAATAAAGTCGGGATTTTTCTGCTGTTGCCCGGACCGCTAAACGGTAAGTATTGGAATTTGGAACGGGCCACGCCATAGCCGGCTTGGGCAATGCGTAATACTTCCGCGCGTAATTCCTCCGGTACTAAATAACCACCGCGGTTTGCGTCTGCGTCCTCATTGAATTGTGCAGTCTTGGCTTTGAATGCATCCAATGCGGTGCGGTCGTTATGCAATAACGCTTTCATAAATGAACGGGTTTCGTTATTGGCTTTATCGGTTTTCTTTTCGCCGGCGTCAATCGCTTTGGAGCGATTCTTTTTTGCGCCGTCAAAGAATTTGGAAACGATTTGATCGGAGATGTCGTTAATTTTTTTGCCGATTTCGTCTTGAACGTTTTTGGCAATCATAAGGCGCAAAGATTTTTCGTCAATGCCTTCCTCTTTTTCGTCATCCTTTTTTTCCTCGTCCTTTTTTTCGTCGTCTTTTTCCTCATCCTCATCGTCCTCGTCAGATTCCTCATCGTCAGCGTCTTTGGAGAATTTGGTCGCCTGTTCTTTACTCATCAGACCGACATTGTCTTTCAACAATTCTTTTTCGTCGGTGGTTAAACCGGCGATGCCTGACTTCATAAACTTGGCGATTAATTTCGCTATGTTCATATTTTTAAGGTTAAACTTTTTTGTTAGCAGACTTGCTTTTTAAAAGCAGTCTGATTGCTTTATTGATACTCCTTGCGGAATATCGACCGCCCTGTACCGCAGGGGTTTCGACCTTGATTTTATTAATCTTGGTTTTATTATCGGCCCTTAATTCTTTTTTAATTTGTTTTGAAATTCCGGCGACAATCATTTCAGTTGCTTTTTCCTCGGCTTCCTTTTCCTCTAATTCTTTATTTTCAGTTTCAAACGCGGCCACGTCAATGCCTTTGCTCTTGGCCAGCGCCATTTGGTTGGCCGGAATGTTAACCACGGACACTTCGTATAATTCGTTCTCGGTTAGCACGGTCACTTCACTGTTCTGGTCCACCTCATAACGGTTGTTAGAAAAACCTACCGAGAAAGCCCGGAGGTATTTGCCGACCATTAAACTGTACGCGGTTGCCGCTTTTTCGTACTCGTCTACGGCGAATTTCATTTTGCCGGCGAGCTGTCCTTGGGCGTCTATGCCTAATTCAATCATTTGAGCGATTGGAAATTCGTAGGAGTCGTGCGCCCATAGCACGACTGGGTTCATTAAATAATTTTTCAAATCCCACCCGGCTTGAACGACTGACTCGCCGTGCCGGTCTACGTCTGACGTAGAAAACACACCCTCGATAATGTGTTCGGCCTCGTTTACGCTTTTGATTTCAAAGGAAAAATTTTTAACTATTTTTTGCCTCCCTAATAATTTTTTCATATGGTTAAGGTTATTATAAATTATTTTTCGAAAGCGGGACCGAGTACGCATCGGCAGTTCGGTTCGCTTGGGTATTGAAGTCCATTTGAGAATGCTTTGCCTACCGAAACGATTTCGCCGCCGACTCCCACCGGTTTGTCCTCGTGTTCTAAACGCACGCGGTCATCCCCGGCGTTTATCCATTCTTTGTGAGTAGCTACGTCGCTTTGTTTGTAGGCTTCTATAAATCCGTCGTTATTAGCGGCGGTGGCCTCGGTTCTCGCTATTAAATCCGAGCGCCATGTCGGAAATTCTTGGTA